ATAAACACAGCAGATATATTCTCTTTAACTATTAAATCATTAACAAGTTTTTCAATATTCATAACCGCTTCTTCAAAGGAATAGTGTCTTGTATCAAACTCAAAAGAACCATATTTTAATAGTTCTTGTTTTTCATAGTCAAAGATTGACCACGCTCCGTTTCTTGCTTGGTCAACTGCTAAAATTTTCACTCAGCATCACCACTTTGACTTGGCTTGTTATTAAGCCATTTCTTATACACCCAGTTAGTTTCGTCTTTTAAAAACCAAGCCGATATTCTTCCGGGCTTAACCTCATTTTCGTAAATGAATTTGGGCTGACATCCATATGAGGTATAAAATATGATTTGCCTAATATTATCAATCGCTATTAGATTTTCTCGCCCATAACACTCAATTGCTTCGTTTAGCGATTCAAACTTTAATTTATTCATTTATCTTTCCTCGTTACTATCATTTCTCATTGAAAAAACGCAAAAAATAAGGGAGGTAAGCCCTAACATTAAGCGTATAGGTATTACCTCCCTCTATATAACAAAATACAATACAACTTATTGTTAGTCGCTAAATTGACTATTATCTCTTAACATTTCTTGTCTTATTTGCGTTCTTATTAGTTGTTTTCTTATTTGTAGCAGTTTTGCGTACTTGTTTTGCCGGCTTTTCTTTATTTTCAGTAGTCTCAATGGATTCTGTATAATTATCGCCGACAACAGTATATTTACCGTCTTTGAATAAAACTCTAACTGTTCGTGCTTCTCTCTTAATTGCGGGAATTTGAACATCAATGCCATCGTATTCAATAACGGTTACGTATTCGTTATTTAACTTAACATAACAATCTTTAATCATATAATTCTCTCCTTAATAATAGAAGCCGAAATAGTCAGATGGGCGACATTTCTGCCACCCACCTTAGTTTATAAATTAATATGAGCCTTCAGATGCACTATCTTCTGTAATTTCAATCATATCAAGGATGTTGCCATCTTTGTCTTCCATAAGGTCGAAAGTAAGAGTTACAGAAGCAGGGTCGCCCTCTGAACTGAATGATAACTCAAAGTTTCTCTGGATAGAAGCCTTGTAAGCTGTCATTAAGAATGGTGTAAGAGTTCCTTCTTCGTCCTTATCAACAGTCTTCATTGTAATATAGAAATCTTTTGTGAGTTTCTTGTTATTGAAAGAAATCTTCTTAACACCATCGGTCTTAGAAACAATGTAACCTATTTCGTAGTTATGGTCTTTTTCGATGTTTGCAGCAGTTGTTGCAGTGAATGTTCCTTCAGCGAAAGTACCTGCAATAGCAGCAGTCTCGTCACCGAATTTGCCTTCAGGATATACGAATACAGTACCAGCCTGAATAGTTCCATTTGTAACAGTAACACTTACAGAACCATTAGCAGCAGCTTTAACTGTTTGAGTATCTGCATATGCAGCGTTTGTTTCTACAGTACCATCTGAGAAAAGTGAGAATAATTTGAATGGATAAACCTGTGCCTCGATTGACATTGTGCCTTCAAGCGGATTATCGAAAGCGATTTTACGAGAACCCTTAGCCATAGCATAAACACTATCGCCACTAATACCAGCGGTAGTTGTGTTAGCCGTGTCAAACTTTAAGAAAGGAACAAGACCCTTTAATACACGAATATCAACATCACACACTTGTCTGTTAGCCTTATTTAATTCTGGCATATTATTTTCCTCCTTATAAAAAGTAAAAGCCAGTTCTTCGGAACTGGTTATTCTTTATCGTATTCATTTTTATACCATAGGGCAGGATTAAAAGTATTCTTTTCATCTCCCCATACTGAAACCCTTGTACTATCTATTTCAAATACTGTGTTCAATTGCAGACGATTAAATGCGTCAAGTAATTGAAACACGGTTAAATCATAAACATTAATAGGATTAATTGATGGATGACGATTTGAAACTGCTGAGACAATATTTGGTAAAGAATAATTTATATTCGATTTCTTTGCCTCTGCTTTCTTTTGTTCTGCCTTTTGCATTCTTTCATACAATTGTTTAGCAAGTTTGTTTTTGAATTTTTGCTCTTTTATCGGCTCTTTTTCATCATATATACCGCAAACTTGTTGCAATACCTCTAAAACTTGCAATAATATATCTTCAGATATGATGCCACGAACATCTACCTCTGGCACAATATCGTTATAATTTTGAATCTCTTTATTAAGTAAAACAAAGAGGTTATCTATAAACACAACTGGTTCGACAAAAAAGAAGTTGAATATTTCAACATAAATATCTTGTAATTCTTTTTCTTGAATAATTGCTTGATATAAACTAATAGTGTTTTTTTCTTCTTCTGTCAAAGAATCCCAGTATGCCAAACCACTATCGCCTTTAATCTTAGAGTAGAATAACTCTGGTGTCATTTTTAAAAAGGCTTCGTAAAAACTAAATTTACTATAGTCGCCCGGAAGTTTAACTATTTCTGACAATAGCGGTTTTTTAAGTGTTCCGACTGACAGCGAAATCGGTTCACGACTAAGTTGCGTTCCATATTCGAGTTTCATATCATTTACTGCTCCAACGAAACTCTGGAATACTAAAAATCATTCTACAGCCCTCGAATCTTTCAGAACTGTAAATGCCAATGCTGTCTAATTTAAGTTCACCAATACCAAAACTATTGGCGTTTCCTTTGTTATTGAGTAGGGTGTTTTCTACCATTTGAGAAAGAATATCTGCGGTATTACCGAAGTAACCCTCCTTATGATAATTCTCTAAAGTATCTCTATGGCATATAACATACAAGACCACCCTTAATGTCATTGTGTTTGTATGAATATAAGGAACTTCGACATCATAAAAAATAAATGCCTTTGCGTCCTCAATTGTGTCCTCAATAAACAGATGGGATTTAACATATTTTTTAAATTCCTTCTGTATTGCCGATGCCTTCATCCCGCTTGTATCACCAATTAGTAAGTCTATAATATCAGGGTTCTTATATAAAGCGGAATGTATTAGGGATTTATATTTACCCCTTGCGGCAGTAGTGAGTTGTCTGTCTTTCAATACTTTTCACCACCTTATATGAACGCTCTAATTGTAATTTTAACGGTTTTGGTTTCGTAGCCTTCTGCACTTAAAGATAATTCAAATGAAAGATTAATTAAACTTCTATCATTGGCAGAAATACAAATTGAATTATCAACAAATTCTATATCCAACTTGTCTGCAAAGTCGCAGTTTACAGACCAAATAGGAGTAACATTGTTTGTTTCCTTACCATTTTTGTCAAAAAACTTTGCAGTAAAAATACCGGCATCAAGACCATTAAATATTTCCAACTCATCGTATTCGATTAAACTTGATAAAACGGTGCTTTTATTACTATCCTCTTTTGGTTGCTCACAAAGCCAATATCCCTTACCATTAATAACATAATAGCCATCTCCGTCTCTCTGCTCATCTTGAAAACACATAAATTCAAAATGTCCACTATTTTGATAGTCATATAAAACAGAATCTAATCTCGTTATTGAATATGTAATAACAGGATTGCTTGTGTCGCATTCGACATTGTTATCAAATTTCTTTTCATAAACCTTGCAACGATTATCAATAATAAATCGCTTTCCGCTTTTTAACATTAGACTTTCGTCATCGTCAGGCATAGCAATTAATAATTGGTCGCTGCGATAAGTATAATAGTAAAATTTTGCCCCCGTTTCACCATTATTATATTGAGAAGCGGATTGAGCATTGACCCATCTTTGCACTACTTTACCTTCATCATTTACCCAAGATAATAAATGATTACATAATGCCAATACAGCCTTTTCATACATTGTATTATCATCAACAAGTCCGACAATAAGCCAATACCTATCCTTATATTTGACATACATACCTGCCTTGCAAGTGCCAACTGGTAATAATATTTGTCGATTCAATGTTTTTAACTTTGTGTCTTGAACATTGTTTTCAACAATTGCTTTTATCTTTTTACATTGCGATAAATCATAATTGCATAATTCAACCGTACAGGCAATAGAAGATTCTAAGGCTTCAGAAAAACCTTCTTGTGCAAAATCATCAAACGCCTCGCTTTCAAAACCACTAACTTGGTCATGTGGGCTTTTTAATAAATACCATTCCTGTGCCATATAACCACCACCTTATACATAGGCAGTTGGTAACTGATTGGCAATCATAGTCTCTGCTTTGGCTTCATCATATTCAAGTTCATTTTTGGCTGCCGTTTTAGAACCATTGTTACCGTCAATTGAAATATCTTTGCCAACGATTGAAACTCTCTTATTTACTTTTGATACTTCACGCTCTTGATAACTCTGTTTCATAAATGCTGCAAGAGTATCAATTACATATCTATCAAGTTTTTCTGAGAAAGTATGATTTTCTTCATCGAAATCAATTGGGTCAAGTTCAATAGAATATCTTGCTACAGCCTTTTTAAGCCACTCAAATTCTAATTCTACAGGAATAATGCTTTTATCTTGGAATGAGGCTTCAAAGCTATCATACACTTCTTTTACTTTTGTTGGTGTAGTAGCCATAAAATACCTCCTATAAAATTAGTTACTGAACATTATATCCAGTATATTTTTCAATATATCTAATCTTGGAGTAATCGTTAAGATGTAATCTCTTAATTGCATCCACAATAGCATATTTTTCTGCTCTTGTGCGAATATAACTTGGGAGTTCATCTTCAAAACGAACTTGGTTAAAAGCAAAAAGTCTCTTAACAATATCATCACTGAAACAATGTTGTACTGACTTTCCATCTTCACTATCAAAATCAACCTCAATTCTTGTGGGTTGGTCATCAATAAACAATGTAGCATGAGAGCCTTTTCCGTCAATACCAGTAAATAATGTGTTTCCACTATTTATCTGAGCTATGATTTCGCTTCTCGGAAGTCGCATTGTTGCATTGGGTTGAATAGTTACATCGCCAATACTTTCAATTCTTGCAAAACCAACTTTCCAGTTCGCAATGTTTTTTACGCTTACTTTTTCATCAAGATTTAATGTTTTATTATCTGCCATAATTTAATCCCTCATTTCAACTATTTTTAATGATTTCAACTATAAACTGTGTTTTATATGATTATAAGATTCGATAATATTATCTAATCTGTCCGACTTTCTAAAAACCCAGTAGCGTTTGCCGCTTGATTTATTTATTTTTGAAGTACAACATTTTTCACCAAATGCAGAAATAAAGTGAAATAACTTCAAAGAATAACAGTAAAAATTCTCTTTATTATCCACAGTTTAATCCTCCAGTATAAAAGCAGGGCATAGTAAATACCTACACCCTGCTAAATAATACAAAAATTAATATTAGTCTAAGCCGCCAATATTTGTATCATAAAGAAGACCAATCTTATCTTCCTGACCCTTAGCAACGTCAACACCAACTTCGATGTCGAATCTTGTAAGAATCTTGCCAGTGTGAACATCATTACCTGTGAATGATGTTAAACCACCACGAGTATATGTAGCGATTGGAGAATCTCCACCAGTAGGAAGAACAAAGCCAAGACCAGCGGGAAGTAATGTTTCATAGTTCTTGCCGTCAGCAGTGAGCTTAAACTTATTGTAAGGATTCTTCATTTCAGTAAGAACAGCACCGTTGTATTGTGCAACTGCACCATTAGCAGCGATTTCGTCCATAACCTTCTGAGAAATACCTGTGATTGTGTTAGAACCGATTGTGCCTACATAACCAACCCAAGGTGTGAATTGGCTAATAAGAGAATAATCACCGATTACAGTAGGTCTGCCGTTTCTACGAACATCAAGAAGAACACCATCAACACCACTCTTTGTAAGACCAGCGCCTTCAAATGTGTACTTAACACCTGTAGCGTTCTTGATTGCCTTATAAACTCTGTTTATAATTTCTTTCTTAGCATTGTTAAGAATATCAGTCTTAACCTGTGCAAGACCTCTGTTTTCTTTAGACATATCGCCCTTAGCAACTCTACGATAATCTACGGCGTAACCGCCAGATACCGTAAATGTAGGAACGGTATAAATTTCAGTTGTTGTAATTGGGAATACAACATCACCATTGTTAGCCTGAAGTCTTGAACGTTCACCAGTGTAGTTCTGTTCAACTTCACGCTCAACTGTTTCGTCAAATCCAACACTTGTGTATGAACCGAAGATGCTAAGTAAGTTCATTTCTTCCATAACATCGCCTTCAACTACAAAGCGTCTGATTGTGTTTAATTCTGCAATTGCGCCAGTGTCGCCATTTTCAGCCTTATCGCCAAGGTCTTTAATGTAATTAACAGCCTTGTCAGCAACCTTGCCGAATTTATCAAGAGATTCGCCATTTACCATAGCAGAGAAAACTTCAACAACAGGAGATGTCTTTTCAACTCTACCGCCGTAAATTTCTGAATCTTTACGAGCATTGTTCATTTCATAAATTGCCATAATTATTTACATCCTTTCTGTAGTTTTTATTGATAGATTAATAAGAACCTTCTGAGTTTGCAGTAGTTCCGTCTCCAGCAACATAAACCTTTACTTTTACTGCTTTGCCTGTGAGAGTAGTCTTTTCTGTTACCTTGAAGTAAACACCGCTTTCGGGAGTGCTAACAGCAGTTTTGAGTTTACCTTCGTCAACTGTGAAAATAGTTCCATCAGTGATGTCCTCATAGTCCTGACCATCGCCATATGCAATATGCTTTTCGTCAACAACGAGTTTTTCGCCCTCAAATGCCTTTACGAGATAACCGTTAAGATACTCGCCAGCCTTAAAGGTAACACCTTCTCTATAAGCATTGTCGCCAGTAACCGTATTTGTGATAAGATAAAGGTCGCCATCAACTGTTAAAAAAGTATAATTTTCAACATCGTTTTGTGATGTGATAGTTGGGTTGATTTTAGAGTTCTGAATCATACCAATTGTTTCAACTTTAATCATTACGAATTACCTTCCTTTCGTTAATTAAAAAATATCTATATCATCTGATGAAGCAGCGGCAGGTTCTACTCCACTGAAAATATCGTCATAGTTGTTTGCTTTAGCAGCGTTAAGTTCTGCTTCAACTTGTCTTTGTGCTTCGGCTTCGGCGTCAGCCTTTGCTTTCTTACCGATTTCTCCCCAAATCTTATCAGTAATAGTGTTAATCTCTACTGCTTTGGGGTCTGCGTTGAAAGCCTCAATTTCAGCCTTTACACATTCTTTTTCTTCGTCTGAGAATCCAGCGAGAGCTTCGTTAAGTTCGTTAATTCTCTCTTTTGCTTCCGCTTCGGCAAGAGCTTCTCTTAACTTTTCAAGTTCGCTATAAAGATTATCAAGTTCCTCATACTTTTTGCCGAGTTCCTCTTTTGCCTCATCAAGAGCCTTTTGTATTTGGTCAGCACTTGCCTGAATTTCGTTCTTTTCATTTGTAACTGTTTCAACAGTAGCATTTGCTTCAGCAATCTTTGCTTCACAATCAGCCTTAATTTGGTTTATTTCAGAATTATGACCTGATAATTCCTCAACTGTTTGAACAACGATAGCTTTAATATCTACATTTGTATCCATATCGTTTGATTCCTCCTTATGTTTTTTGTTAAGTTCAACTAATTTAGCACTGTCATCTGCGGGCATTATTCCGAGCAGGGCATAACCAGAGTGTATAAATTCCATAGGGATTCTACCCTCGTTTTTATAGCCGTACTTATAGACAATTGACTCATTGTCTTCCGTGTGCATAATTTCCACACTACCGCTTGGATAATAACCATTCGCTATATCTTCATCTAATTTGGTTACAAAGTTGTTGTAGCATTGAGCATCAATTTCACCCTCACCAATACAAAATGTTTCTGTGCCATTTTTGGTTTCAATTTCTTCTATGTAACCTTTTGTAAAGAATCCTATTGTTACAGCGTCTTCAAAGACTGGTTCACCATCATTAATGCCAGTTTCGCCGTGTCCATAAAGTTCTGTTCGTTCATCATCAATAAATTCACAACGAAGGCTCATTCCCTTAATACTTGGTAATGCCTTTTCACAGTATTCCTTAATCCAAGTAATACCGTTTTTATTAAATTCAGTACCTACTTCATTGACTTCATCCACACAAGAATCCGGAAAGATTTTGTATAAAATTGCTTTGAATTTTCGTCTGCCGTTCTTATTCTTTTTACTCGAAATTTCAAATATTTTCATACTTTCACCGCCTTTCGTGTGTATTTATATATAAAAAGAGAGCCATTTAAGGCTCTCTTATTAACAATTATTTCTTGTCGCTTGGAGAGGGAAGTCCGTTCCCGTTGTTTGCACGACCATTCATTGTTTTATCGGTTGGATTGTCAGTTTCAGGACGACCACCTTTATCGTCAGAATCATTACCTGACATTGTAAAACTTGTTTTGTGTGGTGGGTATTTATTTTCCACATCATTTTCCAATTCTTCATCAAGAAGTGCAAAGAATACTTCTGGCGGAACACCAACCGAGGCACTCCAAAGAGCTAATGAACCCTTGCCCTGAAGATAAAGGTCTTTTGCATTTGTAACCATTTCTGCTTTATTTACGTGTGTAATATGTAAATATCTGCATTCTGCACGGTTTTTATAATCCTGAATAATATTATTAATAATACATTTATTCAGTTCTTCTTGAATTTGGTCAACCCATTGGAATATCTGTCCAGTAATAAGTTCAAGGTTTAACTGTTGAGCAGCATAACTACCACTACCAACACCATTAAGTAATGAAGCGGCTATACCCATAGCCATAGCTATTTTGTCATCAAGTTTAGATTCAAACTTGTCGTCAAAAATGTCTGTGTTTTTTGCTTCAATTGACGAAATCTTTGTGCCAGCAGCAACAGAGAAAAATGATATTCCGCCACGATTATTTTTATTCATAACAGCACCCTTAACGGCTTCGTGTTGGTTCTTTTGCTGTGTTTTGTTTAGGGCAGAGGTTCCTTTTTCTTTACCCTCTGGGAATGTTTGATAAATAATTCTGTTATTAATTTCGTCAAGTACATTTCTTTTTGTTTGTGTAAAATAATCGTTATATAAAATATCTTTTATTGCAGCAAGAACAATTGGGCGACCCCAAGGTTCTTCGTGCTTTGAACTTATTTTATGAACAATAGTTTTACTATTATCCAAAACATACCAATTACCCTTGGTTTTATTCTGTTTTCTATCCCTATAAGCCTCTCTTATTTCTTTTGGAAACTTTCTTAATTTGCTTTCCGTAGGCTCGTTATCACCCATATCAAAGTAATCTAAGTTGAAAGCAATAATATAAGAAGAGTTTTTTGTCCCAACAATTTTTGTCCAGTCGGCAGGGAGAGATATTACAGCCGCATTTACGCCATAATCATTGATTTCAGCAATGCTATCAACCTCATAGTCTGTTAAATTCTTTTTAAGCGTCTGCGGTCTTGTTGTTGTTTCAAAATAATAAAAAGCGACACCTTCTACCATTCCTCTAAATAAAGCATCTCTAACAATTTCTTTATCTTTAATGGTTCTAAGTGTCGAATCTACAAGCTGCTTATTAGTATCTTTTTTACCTTTGTTTTTACCATATGTTACAATTACCCTATCTAAAGTCGGCATTGCAACCATATAGTCAACAGTATTTCTAAATACACCATTTGTTCCATAAAGAACATTAGATATTTCTCTTAAAAGTTTGTTATTACCCATAGGGTCTTTAACCAACTTCATAATTTGCTCTGGTGTATAATAATCAAAAAGGTCAAATGTATAATAGGTATTATAAGTCAACTTATTATTATATGAATTATATTCATATGAATTATTTGATGGTTGAGTTTTTTGAGAATTACTTTCAGCCAATTGTTCATTAGGAGGACGATTGTAATTCTTCTTATTTTTATTATAGTTATTAGCCATACACATCCTCCTTCCATTAGTTTATGTATGTTTCATATTCATAGTCCTCGTTCTGTGACATCATATCTTGCTCCAAAAGCGTTGCGAAATATGAGCCATAACTTACGCTTGTGTATCTATCCTTACGATTTGCGCCAGTTTCCGAAATAATAATCGCACCGGTTTGGACTTTCTTTTCATAAACAAGACTTGTCGTTTCACTAATAAATGCCTGTGTTTCCAAGAAAGGACTTTCGTAGAATATCTGTTCATAAGCGTCTGGACTTGACATATATTCTTTTATATTTGGCAAAACTTCTTCTTTTGCCTGTT